ACTGGTGGAAGTCAAAACGAGACTTGCAGAATTTAAAGAAAGTAGTAATAAAGGATGAGTGGTGCTGGGCGGTGTTTGGCGAAGTTGAGGCTATTGATACGCCAGTTTCTAATGTCCATTCGTTGGTCAAATAACGATAGACGATAGACGAATGGATAGATGAATGGATAGATGACAAAACACCATTTATCTATGCAAAAACGATAGATGAATGGAGATGGTGTGTATGTAATACACCCATCTATCTATCGTTGCAATGAGCGAGTTTGATATTTTTAAGATTGGAGTTGTGATGTTTAAAAAGAGTTTGAGTAAAGCACTTGGTGGTCTAAAACAGCCAGATTTCCCTATGAATACTTTCGATGTATTTATGAATTCGAGGTTGATTGAGCTGTCTGTGGTGAAGAGACAGCATGAAAAGCGTTGGGGTATCAATCGCTTGATCGAGTTGGTGGACTCAGAGTTTCGGATCAAGGTGTGGCGACAGGCTGAGAGAGTGTTCGAGGCTTCGGTGTCCAGAGATGAGGTCAAGCTGGATCGTGCTGTCGGAGGAATGATCAAGGCTTATGCAGCGTTGGAGACTTGGGCGGTTGAGAACGGTGTGTCGGAGATGCCAGCAATAGTTGCAGTCGAGCATGAGATGCAAGACGGGTCGGTGATGGTGGTCGTTGGTACACATCACGAAGCGACGCTGTACCAGCAGTTCAGACCCGATGTCCAGAACAGACACATCTGGACGATGGAAGAGCTAGAGTTAATCATGGAGTCGCCAGTCATCAAGGACACGATGAAGATCAAAGCGTTGATGCCTTGTGCTTCGATGGTTCGGCTGGACAAGGACGCGAAGGAGTTTCCACTTGGCGGTGCGACGGGGTTTGATGATGTCAAGTCGGACGAGTTGGAGGCTTCGTCGTTGCCAAAGGTGTTCGATACCAGCAAGATGCGCAAAAATAGGGTTAACAGGGCTTTGGAGGAGATTTAGATGCTTGGATGTACTTTGTGGTGGGTGAGTGGTTCTGATCGCTTGGAGGGCTTTTAAATGGCTGGTAGACCAAAACGCAAGTCGGACTTGGCTGCGCTTGATTCGTTGCCGAAGGAACATATCGTCGCAATGCTTGAGGCTGGGCAACCGATTGCACGCATCTGTTACGCGCTCGGAGTTGGTCGCGTTGCACTCGAAGATTGGCTGTCAAAACAGGAGAACGAAGGTCTCGCCTCGCGTGCGCGTGCGAAGGCAGCAGACGACATGGTGGCAGAAAGCATACTAATTGCTGACGAAACCGATGTGGAAGAGGTACAAAAGGCTAGATTAAGGGTGCAGACGAGGCAATGGGTGGCTGAAAGATGGAATCCAGCAGCGTATGCACAGAGCAAAGCGCCTACTTTGCAGGTCAACTTGTCTGGCATGAGGCTGGACGCATTACGACGCATTGAGGTGGTCGAGGACATATCCACAGAAAACAACGAGAAGTTGTCCTAGTTGTCCACAGTTGCGTGGAAACTGGCGAAGTTATGCACAAAACACCTGTCAAACCTGTGGATAACAGCAAAATAACTTTACATAATGGACATAGTATAAAGTAGGTGTAGAGATTAGTATTCGTTTCTGCTTGTTCTCTGCTGACTGATTCGGGTTTACCCCCCCCTTCGATCTGCGCGACGGGTGGCGCTGAAACTGCACCCCGACAGTTACCGACTTAACACCCCCCACACCCCCCTCCCCACAGCACCACTCACCCACAAAAAAATAAAAAAAATCAAGGCACAATTCGCACATGACGACAGAATCAACTCCGACAGAAAAAGAGAAAAGCAAACTACACCCACAGGTCAAGGAGACGCTAGACCGTATCCACGACAAGCGACAAGACGAACTCAGCAAGAATCCATTTGTTGCGTTCACCATCCGCTACAAGAACAACCCCGTGCTCTTCGTCAGGGAAGTCTTAAAAGCCAACCCCGACACTTGGCAAGAAACCTTCCTAACGCATATCGCCAAGGGCAACCGCAGAATATCTGTAAGGTCAGGGCATGGCGTAGGAAAGTCCACAGCAGCGAGCTGGGCGATCATCTGGTACTTACTGCTCAGATACCCCGTCAAGGTGGTGGTCACCGCACCCACATCCAGCCAGCTATACGACGCGCTCTTTGCGGAACTAAAGCGCTGGGTGAAGGAACTGCCAGAGACCTTGAGAGATATGCTCGAAGTCAAGCAGGACAGGATCGAGGTCAAGGAAGCAGCGTCCGAGGCTTTCGTCTCCGCAAGGACATCGAGGGCAGAGCAGCCAGAAGCCCTGCAAGGTGTCCACAGCGAGAATGTGATGCTGGTGGCTGACGAGGCATCGGGTATCCCAGAGGCTGTCTTCGAGGCTGCTGCTGGCTCGATGTCTGGACACAATGCCGTCACCTTGCTGCTGGGCAACCCTGTACGCTCTAGCGGTTTCTTCTACGACACCCAGAACCGACTCGCAAATGATTGGGTGACGATGAAGGTGAGCTGCAAAGACTCGCCAAGGGTCAGCGATGCCTATGTCGAAGAGATGAAGTCGCGGTACGGGGAAGAGTCCAATGCCTACCGAATCCGCGTACTAGGCGAGTTTCCAAGGTCAGACGACGACACGATCATCCCGATGGAGTTACTGGAGTTGGCAAAGCACAGGGATGTTGAGACATCTCAGCACGCCAAGCTGATCTGGGGTCTGGATGTCGCACGCTTTGGTGGTGATCGCTCTGCACTCTCGAAGCGTCAAGGCAACGCGCTCATCGAACCCACGAAGACTTGGAAGAACTTGGACTTGATGCAGCTCACAGGCGCAGTCGTTGCGGAGTGGGAGGCGTTACCGCCAAGCCAGAGACCGCACGAGATCATGGTGGACAGCATCGGACTTGGTGCTGGCGTAGTAGACCGTCTCAGAGAACTTGGTCTTCCCGCTAGAGGCATCAATGTCTCCGAGTCCCCCGCGATGGGTACGACTTACAGGAACTTGCGCGCAGAGCTTTGGTACAAGACGAAGGCGTGGTTTGAGGCGCGTGACTGTCGCATCCCCAATGACGAGGAGCTGGTGGCTGAGTTGGCGACTGTGAGGTACTTCTTTAGCAGCTCTGGAAAGATGCAGGTCGAGGGCAAGGACGACATTAGAAAGCGTGGCTTGAAGTCACCCGACAAGGCTGACAGCTTTGTATTGACCTTTGCGAGTGACGCTGCCGTCTCAATGTTTGGTGCGAATACGAGTCAGAAGTGGTCGCAACCGTTGAAAAGAAATCTCTCAAGGGTTGCATAATTCGGGTATCTAAATCAAGGAGTATTTGACATGATGAAGAAGACAAAGACAGAGAAGAAAATCTCTAAGGTTTATAACGAATTCAAGGCTGGCAAGATGCATAGCGGATCGAAGTCTGGACCAGTCGTCAAGAACCCGAAACAAGCCTTGGCGATTGCCTTGTCCTCTGCTGGCGTGAAGCAGAAAAAGGGGAAGATGTAAATGGCTACCTCATACCCCAAGAGCTTGCAAGGCGCAATGGACAAGATGATGTCTGACAGCGACACCAGCGAGTGTCCAGCGCCAACGCAAGACATCACCCTTAATCTGAAGAACCGCGCCAAGGCGATCACTACTGCGAAGTACGGTCCTGAGAACCCCAATCTGCCTAACGAGGCATTCTGGAGACGCAAGGCTGATACATGGGATGCGTCGATTGACGACGCTAAGAAGAGTCGTTGCGGTAACTGTGCAGCGTTTAATGTCTCCGACAAGATCAAGCAATGCATTGCTGACGGTATCGGCAACGAAGCAGACCCGTGGGGAACTATCAAACTTGCTGACCTTGGCTACTGCGAGATATTCGACTTCAAGTGCGCAGCGTCAAGAACCTGTGATGCTTGGGTCGTTGGTGGTCCAAATACTGGCGAAGCCAAGGACGAGGACATGGAAGAAGGCGAAGACTACGAGGAAAAATCATGAAAACTGGACTTTACGCAAATATCAATGCCAAGCAAAAACGCATATCGGCTGGCTCTGGCGAGAAGATGAACAAGGTCGGCTCTAAGGCAGCACCGTCTGCTGCCGACTTCAAACAGGCTGCCAAAACTGCCAAGAAGCCGAAGGCTAAGAAGTGAGTGCAGCTTGGCAGAGGAAAGAGGGTAAGTCACCGACTGGTGGCTTGAACGCTAAAGGTCGTGCCTCTGCGAAAGCCGAAGGCATGAACCTCAAGCCCCCTGTTAAGTCTGGAGACAACCCAAGGCGTGCGAGTTTTCTTGCACGCATGGCGGGGAATGCTGGAGCTGAGTACAAGGACGGTGAAAAGACTCGTCTTCTCTTGAGTCTCAACGCTTGGGGCGCGTCCAGCAAGGCAGATGCCAAGGCGAAGGCAAGGGCTATCAGCGCGAGAAACAAAGCCAAGTGATCCCGATCTGCATCTCGACGGTCAACGGCAAGGGGTTGCCTGTACTTCTTGAGTCAATCAAGCAGTACGCACCAGAGGCGTTTGTTTATTTGCGTGGCACAGAGAGAGTCGTCTCTGGGTACAAGAACGCAAGGCTAATCTTTGGCGAACCTACGAACTTTGGCGACGATTACAACGAAGTAATCGACGACGCATTGAAGTACGCACAGGCTTGCATTGTCTGCAACGACGATGTGGTGCTGACACCGAACTCTTACCAGCGACTCTTGGAAGATGTGGAAGTGATCCGCGAGCTGGAGGTCAATGTCGGCTGGGTAGGCGCAAGAAGTGACTATGTAAGACCAGCGCAGAACATTCGCTACAACCCCGATGGCGATCACCTAGAGATGTGCAGATTCAAGTCCGAGCAGTTCATTCGTCACGCCAACAACATTGCACCCATCTTTGCGTACATAAGTCGTGACGCATGGCATCACGGCAGATTCCCCCCGCTTAATTGGTTCTCAGACGATGTGAGCTGCGCAGACCTCAACAATCAGGGCTACCAGCACTTTGTCTCCAGCGCCTATGTTCATCATGTCGGCAGCCAGACAACGGGTGACGACTCAAAGCAATTAGTTGCAGCGTCTGTGCCTTGGGTCAAGGAGCACCGTCCACAGTATGTCAAGCACTTCTTTGGTTCTTAATCTAGGCTCTGGCAAGGACTTTCGAGACGACTGCATCAACGCAGACATCCAACTGCGCGTCAAGCACGACTGGTTACTAGACATCTGCAATGTGCCTTGGGGCGACACCATCTCAACAAGGCTCGGTGACTTCGAGGTGCAGCCAGAGATGTTTGACGCAATACTGGCGAATGATGTGCTTGAGCACCTGCCTGATCTGGTCGGTGCAATGACGAACTGTAAGAAGTTATTGAAAACTGGTGACGAGATGCGCATCCATGTGCCTTATGACTTGAGTTATGGCGCGTGGCAAGACCCGACTCATGTGCGTGCTTTCAATGAAAAATCTTGGGCGTACTACTGCGAATGGTATTGGTATCTTGGCTGGGAAGATCGGTTTTATGTGACGAGCTTGGAATTTAGGTTAAATCCCATCGCACAAGACCTAAAATTGACGCAAGAAGAACTGTTAAGGACTCCGCGTGCCGTGGACTCCATGTATGTCGTATTGCAAAAGGGCAAAAAATGAACATTACCAACGAGCTGGGATTGAGCACCGACATCGCGTCACAGGTTGACCCTACGCTTACCCCCATGAATGACACAGACCTTGAAGCAATGATGGGTCAAGAGATCACAGACGCTGTGAGCTACATCGACTCCGATCTGTCTCCTATCCGCGCTCGCGGTACTGAATACTATCGAGGAGACCCCTTTGGTAACGAGGAAGAAGGTCGCTCGCAAGTCGTGGCGATGGAGGTGCGTGACACCGTATCTGCCATGCTGCCGTCTTTGATGAAGGTGTTTTTCTCTACCGAGAACACAGTCGAGTTTGTCCCGCGTGGTCCAGAGGATGTAGAAAGCGCACAGCAAGCTACCGACTACTGCAACTATGTTTTCAACTCTGACAACAACGGTTTTATGGTGGCATACGCCACATTTAAAGACGCTTTGGTGCGCAAATGTGGCATTGTCAAGTGCTATATCGAGGACACCGAGTCAGTACGAATTGAAGAATATTCGGGTCTAGATGACCAGACCTTGCAGATCGTCATGCAAGAAGGCGAAGCCGATGTCAAGATCATTGCGAGTTACCCAGACGAAGCCATGCAGGGATCGATGCAAATCGATCCGATGACTGGACAGCCAATGCCACAGGCAATGATCCATGATGTACAGATCAAACGCAAGGTGACAGATAAGCGTATCCATGTGGCGTGCCTACCGCCAGAGGAATTGCTTTTATCGCGCCAAGCGATGTCGTTTAAAGACGCACCTTTTATCGGTCACCGCAAGATGGCGACTGTGGCTGAGTTGATCGGCATGGGCTACGACGAAGACGAGGTGATGGACTATGTTGGCTCGTCCGACTTGAACGATAACGAAGAGGCTCTGGCTCGCGCACCGTTGGCAAATAACCAATATTTCAACGAGAGCGCCAACCCGATGATGATGCGCGTCCTCTATGTCGAGGGCTATGCCAAGGTTGACTTTGATGGCGACGGTATTCCTGAGCTGCGCAAGATGTGCTTCATGGGTGCTGGCTACAAAATGGTGAGAAACCTGCCAGCGTCATACATTCCATTTGTTGAATTCCCTTGCGATCCAGAACCCCATACATCACCACTTGAGGCGATGTCTATATTTGACATTACACGAGACTTGCAGGAGATCAAGTCAGAAGTCATGCGCAATACTTTGGATTCGCTGGCGCAGTCGATCCATCCCCGCACCGTGATCGTTGAGGGTCAGGTCAACATTGACGATGCCTTGAACAACGAAACAGGCGCAATCATTCGTGCGCGTGCTCCGAACATGGTGCAGCCGTTGGTAACTCCATTTGTCGGACAGGCTGCCTTCCCAGTTCTGGACTACCTAGACCAGATTAAGGAAGGTCGCACAGGAATGTCCAAGGCATCTATGGGCTTGAACCCAGATGCGTTGCAGTCAAGCACTAAGGCTGCCGTGGCTGCCACAGTAAGCGCCAGCCAAGGACGCATCGAGCTGACTGCGCGTCTCATGGCTGAGGGCATGAAGGAGCTGTTTAAGACGATCCTTTTCTTGGTTACCACTCATCAAGACAAACCACGCATGATCCGACTGCGCAACAAGTGGGTGCAGATTGACCCACGCGCATGGGATAACACGATGGATGTCAACATCAATATCGGTCTGGGCAATGGCGACACCAATGAGCGCCAGATGCAACTAATGCAAATTCTTGGTAAACAAGAATCACTCCTTAACCAGTACGGTCTTAATAATCCCGTTGTGTCTCCACAGATGTATGTCAATACATTGAAGAAGATTGTCGAACTCTCTGGATTCAAGGACGCATCGAGTTACTTCATGGACATCCCAGAGGGATGGACTCCTCCGCAAGCACCGCCAAAACCAAGCCCCGAAGAGGTCTTGGCTCAGGTGCAAGCCGAGTCTATTCGTGCAGACATCCAGAAAAAGGCAGCCGATCTTGAGTTACAGCGCCAGAAGATGATCATGGACGACGACTTCAGACGCGATCAAATGAACCAAGATAGACTACTTAAACAACTAGAACTTGAGTTAAAGTACAACACACAGGTGAGCACCGCGCAGATTGTTGCGGAGCAGAATGTCAACCGAGAGGTTGTAAGAGAACAAAGTGCATTGGTACAACAAGCTATGGCGCAAGCCCAGCAAGCACCAATGCAACCCATCAACCCACAAGGAATGGTTTAAGTGAGCAAACAAGAAGAAGATGTAAGAAAAGGCAAGAAGGCTGAGTCGCTAATCGCTGACGAGGCTTTCTCAACTGCTTTACTAAAAATGGAGAATGATGCCGTCTGGTTTTGGAAGGATACGAAACCAGAGGACATCACGAAGAGAGAACACGCTTGGCATATGTTGCGTGCGATTGACAACTTCCGAACCGAGATTTCCAAAATCATGGACAACGGAAAAGTCGCACAGCGCCAGATTGAGCGTGAACAAAAGTCGTTGGTGTAAAGGAAGTAGGAAATGGAAATAACACAACCTATGACCGTAGCTGATGCAGCTAGTGCTCTTGATCAATTGATGTTGCCGTTAGACGGAGAACAGCAGAAAACTGACAAGGCGCGTTTGACCGAGGATAACTCCGAGGTCGCGGTCTCTGTCGATGAAGAATTGGATGTGCAAGACGACGAATCCAATGAAGAAACGACAGAGGAACAGTCAGAGTTAGAGGAAGAAACCGAAGAAGAACAACAGCCAACCGAGGTCTACACCGTCAAAGTTGACGGTAAAGAGGTCGAGGTCACGCTAGACGAACTTCAAAAAGGATATTCCCGAACACAGGACTACACACGAAAGACACAGCAAATTGCAGAGACCCGTAAGGCTGTCGATGCAGAGGCTAGTGCTATTCGTGCCGAGCGTGAACAGTACGCCCAGTTATTGGGAGCGTTGAAACAGCAACTTGAGTCAACTGAAGCACCTGTCGATATGGATCGTCTTTATAACGAAGACCCCATCGAGTGGGTGAGACAGTCAGAAGTGATGCGCCAGAAGCAAGACAAACTCGCAGCTATTCAGTCTGAGCAGCAGCGACTTTCTCAGCTAACAGCGCAGCAAAGAGCACAGGAAATGCAAGCTCACCTTGCGACACAGCAAGAAGCCCTGATCCAAGCTGTACCCGAATGGAAAGATTCCAAGAAGGCTAAAGCAGAAAAAGCTCTACTTATTGAGTTTGGTCAGAAGATCGGATTTAGTGAGGAAGAACTCAAGAATGTCTATGACCACAGAGCAGTCATTGCGTTGCGTAAAGCAGCGCTCTATGACCAGATGATGTCCAAGCGTGGACAGATCAAGCCTGTGATCAACAACGGTCCTCGCCCCGCCAAGCCTAGTGCAGCAGGTCGCGTCTCCACAACAACTGAAAGTACACGCGCAAAACAGCGTCTTGCAAAGTCAGGTCGCGTCGATGACGCTGCCTCCGCAATAGAACTTCTTTTGAAATAGGACACTCAAATGGCAATCGTAACCAACACATTCACCACATTTGATGCGAAGGGTATCCGAGAGGACTTATCCAACATCATCACCAACATCGCTCCCGAAGAGACTCCTTACATGAGTAACATCGGTCGTGAGTCAATCACCAACTCTTTGTTTGAATATCAAACAGACACACTCGCAGCAGCAGCAGCTAACAAGCAGCTCGAAGGCGACGATGTGACTTCTTATGATGCTGTTACTGCTACTGTGCGTTTACAAAACTATGCGCAGATTAGTCGCAAGACAATCGTCTTGTCTGCTACTGAAGAGACAGTTAACAAGGCAGGAAGAAAATCTGAATTGGCATACCAGATCGCCAAGCGTAGCGCTGAACTAAAGCGTGATCAAGAGTTCTCAATGCTTAATGGCGCTATCGCTGCTGCTGGTAGCACTTCAGTTGCTCGCGGTACTGCTTCTTTGCAAGCCTATATCAAGACTAACTACGATATGCAGACCAACGGTGCTAACCCATCGTACACAACTCTGCCTAACAGCTCTCGTACCGACGGCAATGTGCGTACCTTTACAGAGACCATCTTGAAGAATGTTATTCAACAAGTTTGGACTGCTGGCGGTACACCAAAAATCTTGATGACTGGTCCAGTCAATAAGCAGCGCGTCTCTGGCTTTGCTGGTATTGCATCTTCACGCTTCAACATCGATGGCGGTGCTCGTCCTGCAACAATCATCGGGGCAGCAGACATTTATGTGTCTGACTTCGGTAATGTGCAAGTTGTGCCTAACCGCTTCCAACGCGAGCGTGACGCTTTCGTGATCGATCCAGATTACGCAAAGATGACCGTGTTACGCCCATACCAACAAGTTGAGTTGGCAAAGACTGGCGACGCTGAGAAGCGTATGCTTATCGTTGAGTGGGGTCACAAGGTGTTGGCTGAGAATGCCCACGGCATTGCTGCTGACTTGATCACTTCTTGATCTAACTAGCGAAGGGTCTGGGGCAACTCAGACCCTTTTTTACATGAGCGAAAAAAGACTATTTAACACAGACGAAGATCAGGGAATAACCCGTTACTTCCACTACGACGAAGAGACAGATCAGGCAACGATTCAGACACAACAAGATGTGACTGCGATCATTGAAGAGAATAAACAAGAGTACGCACAGGTTGATGAGCGTGCTCGGTGGGGCGAGTGGAGCAGAGTCGCCAGCATCCCGATGTCTATCTACTTCCAGCTCAAGGCTGAAGGCAAGTTAGAAGACGAAGCCTACATGAAGCGTTGGCTTAATGACCCCGAAAACAAGTATTTCAGAACTAGATCAGGACAACTATGACCCCAAACTACATTGCGGTATGCACCCCAGCGCGTGACATGGTTCACGCTAACTTCACCTTCTGTATGGTGAACATGGTGGCATATCATACGATCAACACAACCGATGCGGTGTCCTTGAAGATTATGCAAGGCACACTCATTCAGAACCAGCGTGCTGATCTGTGTTTAGACGCAATGAGAGAGGGCTGCACCCATGTGTTATTTATTGACTCCGACATGACCTTCCCGCAAGACATGATCGAGAGACTTCTTGTGCATGACTTAGATATTGTGGCAACGAACTGTGCAAGGCGCAGGATGCCGACAGGTCCAACTGCACAGCGCTATGGCGAGAATGGCGAGAGAGAACTTATCTACACAATGCCAGAATCGACAGGCATCGAGGAAGTTGGCTCAATCGGTATGGGCGTGATGCTGATCAAGCGCAAGGTCTTTGAGGCGTTAACTGAACCTTGGTTCGAGACTCCTTGGCGTACCGATAAGCGTGGCTATATTGGTGAGGATGTTTTCTTCTGCCGTAAAGCACAGGCTGCTGGCTTTAAAATATACATAGATCACGATGTCTCAAAAGAGATTGGACACATCGGGACATTTGAATTTAAGCACGATCACACTTGGGTGATGCGTGACTTAGAAAAAGCACAAAAGGCTGAAAATGGCGCTCACAACCTATGCTGAACTGAAGACCTCGGTCGGGGACTGGCTTAATCGCACAGACCTGACGACTGCCATTCCTGACTTCATTAGTCTGGCAGAGGCTCAGATCGAGAGAAACTTGCGCACCAGACAGATGATTGTGCGATCCACAGCATCAATCAATACTGAGTACGCTGCCACGCCAAGTGATTTTTTAGAGACAAAATCCTTTGTCTTAGACACAAACCCCGTCACCCCATTGCAGTTTGAGACGATCAGCGCAATGAACGATTTGCAAAGATTGAACAGCGCAGCAAGTAAGCCGTTGTACTTTAGCGTTGTGGGTGAGCAGTTCCGCTTTGTCCCAGAACCAGACACCACTTATACGGGTGAGTTGATCTATTACGCAAAGTTGAGTAAGTTATCAACTGCGAACACAACCAACTGGTTATTGACTTCTTCTCCTGATGTTTACTTGTACGGTGCATTGTTGCAAGCAGCTCCTTACCTGCAAGATGATGCGAGAATCACGGTATGGGCGTCGCTCTACAAGACGGGTCTAGAAGAACTAAAAGAGGCTGATGACCGTGGGTCAACATCTGGTGTTCTGATAACTCGCGCAAGAACTTTAGGCTAGGAGAAAAAAATGGCTATTGTTACTACAACAAAAGGCGACATGGATGACTCTCTTCTTGAGAAAAAAGAGGGGATAATTGACAATGACAATGAGACAACTCAATGGGTTGAGTATTGGCTAGAAGGCGAGCTTGTGCATCGTTCAGTCGATATGACTCTAAAACGCAATGTGGCTGGTGAAGCAGTCGCTCAATCTTTAGGATAAGGAAGCAATCATGGCAAATACTCAAGCAATGTGTACTTCGTTCAAGGGCGAATTACTCAAAGGACATCACAATTTTGGCGTGGGTGTTATACGCGCAGCCACAACTGCCGACACCTTTAAGGCTGCCTTGTTTTTGGCTTCTGCAACCATCAATGCTACAACTACTGCATATTCAACAACTGGTGAAGTTTCAAGTTCTGGAACTAACTACACAGCAGGTGGCAATACGATAGTTTTTACAGCTCCAAGCACAAGTGGAACAACAGCTTTTACAACACCAAACGCAGCCATCTCATACACCAATGTGACCTTAACATCTGCATTTGATTGCGTATTGATCTATAACTCAAGCCAGTCAAACAAGGCAATTAGCGTCCACACCTTCGGTTCTCAGACCGTTACGGCTGGAACTTTTACACTAACAATGCCTATTGATGATGCATCAACTGGTTTGATCCGCTTGGCTTAACGCGAGGGCAGCAACATGGCTGCTTATGGCTCTGGTAATTATGGGTCAGGTAATTATGCAAGCACCATATATCCATATGGAAAATATGGCGGTGCAAACTATGGACAAGGCGCTTACGGTGTAGGCGTTACCACAGCTAACGGTAACGCAGCCACTTGTTCGGTTGGCTCTGTCGTACCAGTCATAACCGTTGCAATATCTGGCAACGCATCAACGACTGCTGTCGGCTCAGTAAGTCGAGGCGCTACATCCTTTGCTCTAACTGGTAATTCTTCGACTACTAGCGTTGGCTCAGTAAGTCGAGGCGCTACATCATTTGCTCTAACTGGAAACGCATCCACTACTGCCGTTGGTAGCGTTACAGAAACTATTTCCATTCAAGAAGATGGAACGGTAGCAACTGGCAATGTCGGAACTGTTGTCGCAGTAGTATCGACAGCAATAACAGGTAATGCTTCAACAACTGCCGTCGGCACAGTCAGTCGTGGCGCAACATCCTTTGCAATTACTGGTAACGCATCGACTACTGCCGTTGGCAGCGTAACCCGTGGCGCAACATCCTTTGCCCTGACAGGCAACGCATCGACAACTGCTGTCGGTAGCGTTACAGAATCAGTATCAATTCAAGAAGATGGAACGGTAGCAACGGGTAATGTTGGTAGCGTTACTGGTGCGACATCTGTTGCCATAGCAGGTAACTCATCAACTACTGCCGTTGGCTCTGTAAGTCGTGGCGAAACATCCCTAGCAATATCTGGTAACGCATCGACGACTGCCGTCGGGTCGGTTAGTCGTGGAGAGACATCGCTTGCCATAACGGGCAATTCTTCTACAACTGCCGTTGATAGCGTTGCAGAGGTGCGTACCAACGCAATAACTAACAACGCATCCACGACTGCCGTTGGCTCTGTCGCCAGAGGAGATACATCCTTTACGTTGACTGGTAATGCGTCAACCTTGTCGGTTGGCTTTGTGATTGCAGCCCCACAAATTGCGGTTACAAATAACGCATCCACAACTGCGGTCGGATCGGTTACTCGCGGAGCAACATCCAAAGACATAACGGGTAACTCATCAACAACAGCCGTTGGCAGCGTAACCCGTGGCGCAACATCCTTTGCATTGACTGGCAATGCCTCCACAACAGCCGTAGACAGCGTTACAGAAGCAATCTTTGCAAATGGATCAGGTAATGCGTCAACGGCTGCCGTAGGATCTGTAAGCCGTGGCGCTACATCCTTTGCCTTGACTGGTAATGAGTCAACGACTGCCGTTGGTAACTTACTTGTCAATGTGTCTGAGCAAGAGGATGGTGTAGTCGGCACAGGTAATGTCGGGTCTGTTGGCTTATCTGTCTCAGTATCAATCTCTGGAGTCTCCTCAACAACGGCAGTCGGTACTGTTGACAAGGCGTTTGGCATTGATGGCAACCAGTCAACTGGTGCGGTTGACTTAGTAGTCAATAGCGTATCTGTCTCGATCTCTGGTAATTCGTCTACTGGTGATGTTGGAACTGTAATTGCCGAGACTTTTGTAATAGTTGATTTGTCTGGCGTATCTTCAGCAACTGCTATTGGTAACGCACAGAATGCACGAACTATTGAGATAATTGGGGAAATCATTGCTGGCGTTGTTGGCAATGTTGGATACTTTTATTGGGATAGGCAAGACGACACTCCAGAGACATGGACAGCCCAATCGGATACGCCAGAGACATGGACACCAACAACTGATACATCGGAGAGCTGGAGTCCCGTCTCCGACACATCGGAAAATTGGTCAGAAATATCGGACAATTCAGAAACATGGACGCAAGTCTAAAAATGAGGTGAACTATGGCAGATACCACAACAACGAACCTATTACTTACTAAGCCCGAAGTTGGGGCTAGTACAGATACATGGGGTACGAAGATCAATACCGATCTGGACTCGGTTGATGCAATCTTTGCAGCAGCAGGTACTGGAACATCGGTCGGTCTTAATATCGGTAGCGGTAAGAATCTAAAGTTAGTAGGCGATGTCATTGATACCAATGGCAACGAGCTGCTGAAGGTAACTGCAACAACATCGGCAGTCAATGAAGTAACCCTTGCAAACGCTGCGACTGGAGTTTCTCCAACTCTTACTGCATCTGGTGGGGACACCAATATCGGATTCAAGTTAGTTGCAAAGGGTACTGGAGAGATAACAGCCAAGGTTAATGGCTCTGATGTATTCAATGCGTCCAGCAGTTTTGGCTTCAAGAACCGCCTCATTAATGGTTCAATGGCTTTAGATCAGAGAAATGCAGGGGCATCTCAAACATTTACGGCAGCAGCAGCTTTAGCGTATTCGGTTGACAGATGGTATGGCTACTGCACAGGAGCAAACGTCACAGGTCAACAAATAGCGGGGACATTTGCATCATCACAATATCGGTATCAGTTTACTGGCGCAACAAGCGTTACTGCTATTGGTTTTGGTCAGCGTATAGAGCAAAAAAACTGTTATGACTTGGCAAATACAACTGCCACATTATCTGCTTACATTTCTAATTCTCTTCTCACTACAGTTACATGGACTGCATACTATGCAACTACAGCAGATACATTTGGAACATTAGCCAGTCCAACAAGAACACAAATAGCTACAGGGACATTTACAGTAACAAGTACAAGAACACAATATTCTGCAAATATTACAGTACCAAGTGCTGCTACAACAGGCATTGAGATTGTCTTTACTGTTGGAGCGCAAACAAGTGGCACATGGATTATTGATACTGTACAACTAGAAAAAGGCAGTACTGCAACATCGTTTGACTATCGCAGTTATGGGACAGAACTAAGCCTAGCACAACGCTATTACTATCAAATCTCTTATGGCACATCAAGTGGTAGTTCAATATTTGGATATGCTAGATCGGCAACGCAAGCATATTTTAGTATGACAAATCCAACAATTATGCGTATACCACCAGCAGTTGCTTTTACAGGAACTGCGCCAGCATTTAATGATGGTGCAAGTAATTACACTTTAAGTTCTCCAACAATACTTGATTCATCTGGCAACAACGCTTTTTATGGAACTATATCGGGGGCAACAGCATACAGACCAGGAAATATATTTGGCGGTGGTGGCGGTGCTGGTGTAACTACTTTTGTTTCGGAGTTGTAATATGTATAAACAGATACTAGACCCAATGACAGGACAAGTTTCTCAACGATTTATTCGTTGGGTAGCAGAAGGCATAGATATGGTCATTCCATTTGAGCCAAGTCTTCCAGAATACCAAACCTACCTAAAGTGGCTTGCTGACGGCAATACACCAGAGCCTGCACACGAGTAACCATGCAACATCAAGAAGAAACCCTAGGGGCTATTGCAGCCAAGGTAGCACCGCCAGTAGGCGTGTCCTTGGCAACTGTCGCTGGCTATCAAGTTAGCGAAGTCTTGATCTGGGCGACTCTGATCTACACCGTCTTGATGATCTGCCACAAGTTGTACCAGATTTATAAAGACATAAAGAAGTGATGTGTTTGATCCCATCACCATTGGCGCTGCTTTCAAGGCAATGCAACTGGCGTATGAAGGGATCACATACTGCTGCGATGCCTTGTCTCAGGGCAAGGTCGCTGTACAGAAGATAAAGAAGGCAACCGATGATGCCCAAGCAATCGCAAAGGAAGTCAAAGGGATATGGGGATTCTTTAGCGGATTATTTGGTGGCTCAAAGCCAGCCGAGTCCAAGCCAGCATCCACAGACGCAAAGCCTGTGGCGAAAAAGAAGGAAGTCTACACAACCCACATTCCTAATGAATCCGAGATCGTCCAGCAATTCATTAAGCACTTAGGTGCTTTTTTTAGACACCACAAGGAGTTAACCGAATATGTGGAAATCAAATATGAAGAAGTATTTTCAAGCGTTGATCCAGACCCTGAGACAATTCTGGAACTCTCTGTTTTCAAAAACGAGTTAGACCAGAGCTATGTCAAGTTGAGTGGGATGATGAGAGGTGCAAGTGTGCCTTATCAACTCGGACCACTCTGGGAGAACTACAACAACATCTACTCCAAAGTTCAACTAGAACAGCAAAAACGCAAGGAACAAATTAGAATTAGGAGACAGATAGAGGCATATAGACAGGAAAGGTTCAGACAAGAAAAGATTGAGCTTGGCATGGGATTGTTTATCACGCTGCTCGTAGTTTCTTGGCTATACGCAGTATGGATAAATTCATTTATCGAAGCATTCTGATCCTTGTGTGTGTAATGCTGACTATTATCTTAATCATCACGCCAGTCTTGATTAGTATGTGGATCAAGATACAAAAAGCCGAGGTGAGGTTGGAGAAAAAAGAGAGACAAATAAACCGACAATTAAGGTTAATGGAAAGGCAAAGCAATGAATGAGTTACTCGGTCTTCTCAAGGGTGTCGCACCCACGCTGGCAATGGCTGTCGCTGGTCCTTTGGGTGGCGCTGCTGTTACCGCTTTGGCTAGTAAGTTTGGCGTGTCTGATAGTGTTGATGCCGTTGCAAAGGCTATTGCTGGTGATCCAGCAGCAACTGCGAAGCTGGCAGAGGTAGAGGCAGACTTTGCCAAGGCTGAACTAGAAGCCGTTACAAAGCGCTGGGAAGCAGACATGAAGTCTGACTCCTACCTATCAAAGAACATTCGTCCTATGACCCTTATAGCGATCCTGAGCGCGTACTTCTTATTCGCCATGATGTCTGCTTTCAGTATCAATGTTAACGAGACCTATGTGAAGTTATTGGGTGAGTGGGGTCAACTGATTATGTTGGCTTACTTTGGTGGCAGAACTGTTGAGAAGGTAATGGAGAAACGCAAATGATTGAATTCTTAAGAGAGTTATTTCTTGCTAGGGTTAACCGAGCAAAGCCAACTGTGGAAGAAATAGAAGTCCAAGTCTGGGCATTCGTCGTCAAGGCGATCACCGTGATGGTCTTAGGTATTGCGTTTGGTGTCTTGTACCTGATCGGGTTTGAGAAGCAAGATGCCGAACTCGCACCAATCGACTCTGTATTCTTGGAAATCTTGAAAGCCATTGCGTTTATGGGTGTCGGCACTATGGGCGGTATCTCAGGACGCAAGGCATCGACTGCCATTGCAAAAGCCATTGTGGGAGAAGACGATGCAACTAAGTGAGCACTTCAGTCTTGAGGAGGCAACGCACTCCGACACCGCCACAAGGCTCGGTATCAGCAATCAGCCAGACGCACAGCAACTGGAGAACATGAAGACGGCTGCTGCTGGCATGGAGAAGGTTCGCGCTTTGCTGGGCAAGTCAATCAATGTCAATTCATGGATACGACTGCCAGAGGTCAATGTAGCGGTGGGTGGATCGAAGATCAGCTCACATATGGACGGCTGGGCTATTGACTTCGTATGCAAAGGCTTTGGCACGCCACTAGAGGTCTGCAAGGCTATTGACGCAGCAGGTATCAAGTTTGACCAGATGATCCATGAGTTTGGCGATAAGGGCTGGACTCACATCTCCTTTGCGCCAGCAATGCGTCAGCAGAAACTGACCATCTTCAGACCTCAAAACAAATACGCCATCGGCTTGTTGACTCAAGACGAATACAACAAGGCTGTATGACGAATCTTTATCAGCAGCTCCAGACTCCTGCCGTACCCGATCTGCCTAACCCGCAAGACAGGTATGACCGTCTGACGGTTGCGCAGACGAATGGTGCTTTACGCACCTTCTTCTTGAAGTTAACCAATGCCTTGCAATCCATTGCGTCACCTCGCGGTGGTAGGTTTCTAAACAACCCTTACGGGGCATTCCAAGACGGCACAGACCAGACGGCAGCCAATACAACGACTGCCTACGCCATAACCTTCGACACAACTGACTTCAACAATGGCGTAACCTTGTCTAACTCGTCAAGGCTTAATGTTTCTCAGGCTGGAATTTATAACATCCAGTTCAGCGTGCAGTTAGTAAACACGACAAATTCATCGGCAGACATTGACATCTGGTTTCGCAAAAACGGCACAAATATCGACAAGTCAAATTCACGCTTTGGACTAGCACCAAGGAAAAGTGCTGGAGACCCATTTCACATTATTGGTGCAATGAACTTCTTTGTAAGTCTTGATACAAACGACTATGTTGAACTCATGTGGCGCACTTCAGATGTTGGTGCATCCATTGAGCACTACGCTGCCAGTTCCACACCAACAAGACCGTCTATACCGTCTGTCATTGCGACGGTTACCTTTGTGTCCAATCTTTCAGCATAATTGACCCTATGGCACTCGTACC